TTAGCCTTCTCTTTGGCCAACAATGCTGCTTGTTTATCTGCCTCGGTAGATTGCTTCTCAATCTGTAAAACCTCTTTGGTCGGAATGTTTGGCCCTTGATTGCACAAATTACGAAACTTTATGGCACTCGGAATAAACTCTCCATCCAGTTTGGCAATGGCAAAGTCCATGCTTGGTCTGTATGTCAGGAATCGACCTAGTTGGCCTTTCCATTCTTGTCTAACAAACTCTGGGTCTATTCCATCAAAGTGGCGATTAAATGGTGTTCCAAATATCGCCATCATTCGAGCAAAGATGTAGTCAAGACCTTCGTCTTGTGTACAAAAATCAGTTTCCAAGTAATTTGACATTGCCACCTCCGATTAAGCCTCTTGTTAAACCAGAGATAACTCTTTGGTTCATTTGACCAGTCTTGCTTAGATTTTTCTCTTCAGGTTTTAACCAATCAGCTTGCAAACCTTGAGAGCCTCTCGCACACCAAACAGTTAAGAAGTCGCTAAAGCTCATGCCTGCCTTGCCAGCTTCTTTTCTTGCGCTGTTTACAACAGTTTCAGTCACAGGCGCTTTCTTTGCTTTCCTGAGTTGTTTCCAATCATCCCAAACTTGTTGTTCAACATCTGGTGGACAGGCAACGCCAGTTGCTTTCTCTTTATGGTTAGTGGTTAATGGTTTCTGGTTATTGGTTACTGGTGCATCGTCTACCGATGATGTAGCGATGATGGGTACATCATTACCCCTTAATGTACCTATATAAACATCTATGGATTTTGCCAAATAATGAAATACAAAGTCTTCTTTACTAAGAATTTCTTTCAAAGATGGATTGTCCCTGATGAACGCACCATAAGCAGAAACCGCCTGATGTTTGTGAAATTCTGCAATTTGTTTATCAGCATAGGCGTTAACAAATCCATTTTCTGTTGATATGAAAAACTCGTTGAGGACTGTTAATACATCCTCTTCATGGTCTTTCATGCCAATGTGTCGAGCTGCATCCCGATGCTTGATCGGTTGCTCATGGAGAAAATAGAAGTCAAGCAATCGCCTGTACGCCAAATCTTCGTAGTGTGAAAGATGGCGTGTGTGACTCATATAGTCACCAATATGGAACTTGTAGAAGTGCATAATTACCGCTTTTTTTAACCACCCTTAAAGGAATTGCCAGCAGGAGAAGGGTTAACTCTTTTCGGTACGCTCATGACTTCGTACCTAGCTGGATTCCATAATATCAAAACTATTCTACTTTGTAAACATCAAGCATTTTTTGTGAAATCAGGGTTTCCCTTAAAAAGCCTACGAGCTTGTGCATTCATCACAGCGTACTCAGCCTTAGTAAAGATGCCTTTAGCGTTCCTGATATCAAAAGGATTGAGTAAGCAGCGACCTGTTTCGTCTACTGTAGGCTTAACTCTCTTTTCAATCATGTGATCTGCCAAGGTGTACTTAGCTAAGTTATGGCGTCCTACTTTCACAATCTCAGTAGTGAGTTCACCTTTGTAGCGTAACTTCTTTGCTGTTGACAAAACAGTAGCCTTTGGCATACCAGTTAAGTCTGCCACTTCAGAAGATGTTAGCGGGCCATTCTGTAAAGCCTTAATGAGTCTTTCTTGGGTCATAGTTTTTCTAGGTCAATTGGTTTGTTCAGGTGAATTTCAAGAGTCCTGGCAAGCAAAGCCGTTACAGCCGCTGTGAAGTCCTCTGGATGATCCACATAGACACTAGCCATGCGATTAGCGTAGCCCTGTAGGGTTTCCGCACAAGTTTGTTCCATTTGTTCGATGTTCATGCCAAACATAATAATGTTGTTTTTTTGTTTGTCACTAGGGGTAAATACCTATGTAAAAGGTTAAAAAGCTGTGGCACATTATCGATGTGGACAACAAAACCACGTTTAACAGGAGTTAACAAATGCCGATATTAAATGGAAAAAAAGTAGTGGATATGGAAGTGGATGGGGTAGACAGCAAAGACTATCCTGATTTCGCAGACGCATACTTTAGCTATGCTTGCTATGAAGATGGAACACCTCTGACAGAAGATGAGTTAGATAAACTCACAATCCTAGCAAGTGATGTTCTTTGGGAATTAGCTTACGAAAGCCTCCACTAATGAAATCCTTGCTTGAAACTTACATAGAAGAATTCTCAGGGATTCACTACTGCCAATACTGTTTAACAGTAAAAACAAATCAGTCATGCTGTTCCGATGACTTTATCGATTTCAAGTACTTCAGCCTTGAAACACAAAAGAAAATCATTCAACAAGAGTTAGATACTTACAGGAGTTAATATGTTTACACAAGACCCAAACCAACCAGGCTTATTGGTTGACAGAAAAGAACTCATTGCAAAGTTGTTGGCAAAGAATGTCAACGACCATGTTGAGAAAAAGAACGGCTTATCCTACCTATCGTGGGCTTGGGCATGGGCAGAAGCTCTCAAAGCAGATGCTAATGCTACTTACAGGGTAGAGATGTTCGATGGCAAGTGCTTTATGGACATCAATGGCACAGCAATGGTGTTCGTCACAGTCACAATGTTTGGCAAACCAATGACTTGCCAATTGCCTGTGATGGACTACCGCAACAAAGCAATCCCTAAACCTGATGCTTTTGCTGTCAACACAGCCATCATGCGCTGTATGACAAAGGCTCTAGCCCTTCATGGCTTGGGTATGTACTTGTATAGCGGTGAAGACTTGCCTGAAGAGGGTAAAACAGTCGTTATTACACCTACTCAGGGTGCTATGGATAGCCTCCCAAAAGATGAGCAGAATTATCTCAGAGAGTTAGCAATGGAATTGATTGCTCTTTGCGATGGTGAAGAACCCAAGGCAGCTTGGGTTAAGTTAGAAGGAGAGAACCTAGAGGCCGATCAAAAGGTGGCCTTGTGGACTTTGCTTCCCAGTAAAGTGCGTACAGCTTTGAAAAAGGCAAAGGAAATTTAATATGGAAAAACGTGATAACAGTGGTGTACTTTTCAAAAATGACAAAATTGAAAATGATAGGTCGCCAACATACAAAGGGAATATTACTGTTGATGGCAAAGACTATTGGCTATCAGCATGGGTAAAAGAAGGTAAGAGCGGTAAATTCATGGGTTTGGCAGTATCACCTAAAGAACCTATGGCAAAGCATTCTGAGCGGTCTAAAGCGACTGGCTTCGATTCAGACGATATGCCATTTTAGTATGGTATATTAGCTACATACCATTCCAAAGGAGAAGTTATGAAGGTATGTCGTGAATGCAACCAAGAAAAGCCTTTATGTGAATTTTATAAACATCCAATGATGGCTGATGGGCATTTAAATAAATGCTCTGAATGCGTTAAAGATAGAGTAAAAAAACATAGAAATGCGAACATTGAAAAAGCCAGACAATATGATAAAAAAAGAGCAAATCTTCCTCACAGAGTAGAAGCAAGAGCCGATTACCAGAAAACTGAGCAAGGAAAGATTTCAAGGAAAAAAGCAACCGAATCGTACAGAAAAAGGTATCCATTAAAGTATGCAGCTCATGTAATAACACGAAATTACATAAGAGATGGAAAACTTAAAGTAGCCGATTCATGCTCAATTTGCGAATCAACAATATTAGTTCAGGCGCATCACGATGACTATACAAAACCTTTGGAGGTTAGATGGCTTTGCATTAAATGTCATCATTTATGGCACAGAGAAAATAAACCAATTTATGAGTAATTGTGCCATTCTAAGTTTACGAAGCCAAAAGCGGATGCTGTGCGAGGACAAAGTAAGGGGTGCAAGTCCCTCCCGTTTAGCTATCACAGACGTAGCGAGTAGGCTTCACCAATACGAGGGCGAAAACGGGCAATTCTGCCGGACGAACGTGAGTAGCTCTCACCAGTTCAATAAATAGGAGTTAATAATGGATATTAAAAGTGCTTTTGAAAGATTGTTCCCAATGCCTGAGTTTCCTAGAGTTAGGAAAACAGACCCTGTGACATCACATGAGGCAGCAGAAGCAATCAAGCCTGTTGTTTCCCACCACTTCCAAATAATCTTAGAGTGCCTACAGACTTATGGGCCACTCGGTAAAGATGGAATCTCAGCCATGACAAACCTAGACTCAAATCAGGTTGCCAGGCGCTTAAATGAAATGCAGAAGATTAGGCTTATCAAGTTAACTGGTAAGACAGTCAAATCAGATTCAGGTCGTTCAGAAAGGGAGTGGACAGCATGATTGAAAAACCACCATATTCAAAGATCAGCTATCCATCTGTTCCTTTGAAAGACTTTAAATGGGAATCAGGTTCTGACGTACAGGCTCTTTGGAGAAAGCATGGATGGACTCCTCCTAGTGAGAGAATGACGCCTCCTCCTCCTGAAAGACAAGAGTTCAGGAGAGTCAAATGACACAGGAGGAAATCATTGAGATGGCTAAACAGGTCTGCGATATAGCTATAGACAATCGGGGTCGTCACACATTTGTGTGCGATGAATACGGGCTTGAAGCTTTTGCCAAACTAGTAGCACAGCATGAGCGTGAACTATTAACTGATGCCGCAATGAAAGCGGCTGAGAAAGTAGTTGATGTAGCAATGGCACTTGAGCGTGAGGCATGTATTGACATTGTTGCCATGTTTGGCGGAAGCATTGAAATTGAAGCCGCCATCCGAGCGAGGGCAAAAGCATGAACATTACTATCTACACAAAATCTGGCTGCCCCAATTGCGTGACAGCTAAGAATCTACTCAAGACTTTGAATCTTGAATACAAAGAGATAGACATTGAGACTGGTGACAGGTTTGCTAACTTTGTTGCGAACTATCCAGAAGCTAGACAGATGCCACAGATATTCATTGGTGACCAAAGAGTAGGTGGTTTGGCAGGGTTACAGGCTGCTTTAAAGAAGTTAGGAATGACATGACACAGACTGAAGCACTCAAATTAGCATTGGAGGCGTTGGAAGTGGCAAACAGTTTGGTTGATGGTTACTACTTGCCAAAAGAAAAAGCATGGTTGCCTGAGATTGAAGAAGCCATCACCGCCATTAAAGCCGCACTAGAAGCAAAGGATGAGCCTGTGGCAGGAAAGCGATTGGAGTTGATTGGTCACGCCGACCTTGGAATCAACAACATCTATATTTTCAACGGATACGGCGAAGAAGTGCCAGAAGGTAGAACGCCACTTTATGCTGGCTACACCACCCCACCACCCGTGGCGGAGCCACATAAGCGCAAGCCGCTGACGGATGAGCAGAAGTTGATGTGCTGGGCAAGAGCAACGTGCGATGCGGATGTCGAACACAAAACAGAGCATCAATGCCTGATGGATTACGCATATGAAATCGAAGCCGCACACGGCATTAAGGGGGAAGCATGAACTGGCTACCAAAGCATAAATGCGGTTTGTACTTAACTCATAACTCACATCGTGATGTGTACGAAACAATTGAGGAGCATTACGACTGTGATGACTTTGTTTCGCCTGAAGAACTAAAAAAAGCCATTGCTGAGGACAGTGTTTGGGTGTTGCAGTGGTATCCAGACACGCCAATTGGTTCGTACTCTATTTTGGCATCCTCATTAGAAGCCCTACAAACAACTATTAAGGAGATGGAGGCATGATGCCATCAATAGATATGGGTTCGACTTTCTCAACCCATAAGTTCAAATTCTGTAATACATGCGATACAGATAAACCACCAGAAGGCGGGATTGAAAATGGTCACAAATGGATATGCCAGTCCTGTTGGTTAAAGCGAATCACAGGAATTCACCTAAAACAAAACAGAATAGATGGAGGAAAAAAGTAATGTCATATGCTCAAGTAGAAATGAAGATTATTGGTTGGTCAGAGCAAAGACGCATCATCCCCAACAGCACACCAGAAACTCAGCTTCTCAAAGCTATGTCAGAGTTAGGTGAACTAGCAGATGCAACCATCAAGAAAGACAAAGATGGAATAATCGATGGAGTTGGTGACGTTATGGTTTGTATGGTCAACTACTGTGCCTTGCAAGACATTGATTTAGTCAGTTGCATGGAATCAGCCTATGACACCATAAAAAGTCGCACAGGAACTCTACTTCCAAGCGGAGTTTTTGTGAAAGATTAAGCAGTAAGAACTGCTAGTGCGTGATTTATATGCTTTTCTCGATCTGCAAGACCGATAAAGCCCCCGTTAATTTTTTTGCACATAGTCTTGTAATCTCTGGAGTCAGCGTATTGGTTTAGCTTATGCGTATTCCAGAACCACCCTGCGGTTAGTGCGGCATACATTGGTGTAGCGACTAACTCAGGGTTCATAATGAAGTCCACACCAAGAGCTTGCCCTGCATGGTAATAATTGCTAGAGCCAGTTAGCTGGATACAGCCTCTGCCAATAAAACGCCAAGCGTCCCCAGAAGCCTCATCCCTGTTGCCCATACGATTGCTATAAACGACTGTAGCGATCATCTTTGGGTTTCTTGCACACGCCTGAGCCTTGGCAGCATCAAAGCGTTTAGGCCACAGTTTCTGTAAAGCCTCAGCACGATAATTTAAGTTTTCGGTCAGCATCTTAAAGTTACCGCTTTCATGCCCGCATTGACCAATAAAAGCCGCCATACGAAGTGGTGTTGAGATGTCAAACTTCTCAAAAGTAGCATTTAACCCATCTAGCCACTCAGGGCCAATATGTAGTTGCTTTAGTTGTTCAGCGTTTATCATTCAACAGATTCCTTACATTCTCGTATGCGTCTACGCAAGCATTCAATGCGGCAGTATTCTTATCTCCCTGTGCCACTATTTCTGCGATGGCGAGGAGGGTTGCTCGTTCGGCATCAGTAGCTTCGTTAACCTGTCTGTCAGGTTCACTTCTTGTTTCTTGATTTGCGGTGGCAATGGTGGGATTTGCGGGGGCTGATATACAACTTGCGGTGTTGAGCCGCACCCGACCAGCACGAATGGCACGATCCAAAGCAGACTGTTTCTGATTGATAACATCTTGGGTCTCCTGAAGTTTTGAAGCATTTGCATTAAGTTGTTCAGTAAGTTTCTGTTCAGTTTTACGAGATTCTTCATTCTTTTTGGCAATAGCGATCTTCATGTCGTTATCTCGCTCTAACCACCCATAGTGATGCCCTACTCGGTATGTACCAAAAAGAGATACTAAAACACCAACAATCAGCCAAGGTAGTGGGATAGGTAGCATTATTCTGCCTCCTCACGAGCTTTAGCCAACTCAACACGTTCTTCATCGTCTTCCAAATGGTCTGGTGGAGTGGTTGGCGGTGGGCCAGGTGTCCAAGACTCATCTAAAGGAGGATTCACCCATGCAGGCAAAGCACCAGAAGGTGATGTCCATGTTTGCAGACCATTAGAAGGTGCAAAGGAAGACCCATAGGATTGATTAAAACCGCCCATAGAGCCGTTAAAACCCATTGGTTGACACATTGGTTGCATTGGAGGTTGAGGCGCTCCAAAAGCCTTTGCCGCTGCTCCTGCCGCCCTCTTTGTCATCACACCACCAATACCGCCAACGATAAGCAAAACGATGTCGTTCAGCATCTTTGTGTAGGCTTGGTCAATCGGAGCCATACTTTTGATAGGTTGAGTAACAAAAGTGACAGAGTACAGAAGTGCAATAACAATGAAGCAAAGAATGCAGGTCACAACGACCACAACAAAGCCCCAAACTCGGACTTCGAACTCTTCAGTTGTTAGGTTTGGCTTCTGGTTGTTGGACATCGTTTACCTTTTTCTCCAAGATTGGTGCTACCAAGTACTCAGGACATTGTTGGGTGAACAAGCACTTAGGCTTTTGACACTCTTCGGCATGGAAGTGGTCAGGGTTCTGGCACTTATAGCGATATCTGTCTTCACAACCAGACAGAGCGATTGCCACCAAAATAAGCAAATATTTCATACTTTGACATCCACAGAGGTAGCCTTAACCCATTGAGTCTTAATCTCATGGGCTTTGCATTGTTGTTCAGCTTGTCTGTTTAGCTCGGCAAGACGCTCCATATTCTGCTTGTGGATCACCCTATGAGCCTCCCAAAGCATCTTGGCGTTCTCTTGATAAGTAGTAATTTTCATTTGCCAAGTCCAATCTTTCCAAGCAAAAGATTAACAATTCTGTCTGACAAGTCATCAGGGAGGAACTTCAGAAAGCCAAGAAACCATAGAGCCACCAAACCATAAACAATGATTCGCAGAGCTAGGTCAAAGTCTTTTTGATACCGATTCATCGTCCACAGCGTTTAGTTGTTTGACAAAAATCCATCAACTCGTTTATGCCGATACCAACGAGAAGTAGAACGAACGCTATCCCGCCAATTAACATAGCCATCTCTAACTGCTCTTGTTCGGCTTGCTTGGCTTTTTTTTCCTCAGCTTTTAGTGCGCTAATCTCTTTAGCATCTGCCAAATCCATCTCAGCTTGACGAGCCTTAATCTTGTTCCAGACATCAATCTTGCCAGTCTGCATGAACAGCATCTTCAACTCTTCTTCAAACGCTCTGGCCTGCTCCAAAGCCATCTCAATCTGAAGTGCAGTACCCATGTTGCTACCCTTCTTGTCACGCTTGGCTTGAAGCATGGCTTTGGTAGCAGCACTCTTGGCATTGAACATCTGGCCTAGCATCGGAGCTAGACCGCCTAAATCATTGGCTACCTTACTAGCCTTCTTGACCATCCCGATAGCCTTCTGGAGGCCATCTAATGCTTGCATCGGGTCGATAGGTATCATTTCTTTCTCTCCCACTTAATGCACACAACTCTTCTGTTGTACACATCACCAGTCCAAGTCCACTTAATACATCGGTACTCTATGGTTGCCGCCAAGAGAAAGGCGATCACGGAAATGCCCAAACAATAACAATACTACAAAATATCACAAATATTGTGACGAGGGCTGCCGTACATAATGCGAACAGCCAGTCTTTCATCACTGCTCTGTTGCCAAAGCGTTTTTAAGACCAAATGTCGTGGAAGTGCTTATTGTTGGACTCCATTGGCTTGGGTCTGACAATATCCTCAACACTTGGTTTCTTTCAGCAGCAGGCAATGTTGACAACAGATCAGCCGCACCTTGTGGTGTCTTCATGGCTTCTGTCAAAGTCTTCAATGTCTTCTGTCCAACTGCTCTTTCCAACTCGCTAATCACCTTGTTTGTAGATGAAGCTAAAACGCTCAAATACGAAGGGAATCGGATAAATGAGGTTTGTTGCTTAAGAAGTTGTGACAGAGCCGCTTGACCTTCGCTAATCTGCTCACCAACTGCAATTTGAGTTAATCGCTTATTAGCCTGATCTCGCAAAACAGTCATTGAACTATCCGCTAGTTCTGATGCAATGTTGTACTTGCCTGGTCCAAGAATTCTCTCTACCTCTTCAGGAGATTCATTCTGTACCAAACGCACAAACCCATCTTTGTTTGTTTTCCAGAGTTTGAGTGCTTCACCTGTTAACTTGCGCTGTGCAATCTTCTCCATGCCTTTGGTGTAGTCAGTAAGGTACTGACGATAGCCTTTGCCACCAGACTCTTCAATTGCGTCAACAATAATAGGTCTAATGTCACCAAGAACCTTAGAAGCAAGGTTGCGCTGTGATGAAGCATCAATACCAGGGCGAAGTTTCTGAATAGCCGCATTGACAGAATTCTTACGAATCGCATCCAAAGCAACTGCATCTACGACACCGCCACTATTTGTCCATTTGGCAATGTCATCGGCAACATTCTTAACAGCGCCAACCAATACATCGTCACCTGCAAAACGAGGATTATCTGCAATAGAAGAGATACTTCTAGACAAACTAGCGCCTTCAATTGGTTTGATACCAACAGAACGCAAAGCATCGGCAGCGCCTTGTGCGAAACGAGCGCCTTGACCTAAATCCAAAGAAGCTTCTGCCGCCTTGGAAGCCCAATTGTCAGCCATTTGAGCCAATTCACCCTTATAGGTGTACTTAGTAAAGCCAACAGGAATACCCTTCTTGATTAACTCTAGACGACCTGCCGCTTCTGCCAACTCACCTGCGTTAATCAATCTTCGAACATCTGCAACTTTAGCCGCAGCTTCAGCACTCAACATTCCTGCTTGTGCTTCATAGTCTGCTACTGCCTTACCAAGGTTGGATCGGCTCAATGATGCTTCTCTAGAAGGTGTGGTAATTTGGTTTAAAGCCGCTTTAGCTTTCTCAGCAACAGAGCGTACTTCAGCCGCATTCTCACCACCTGCCAACTTAGACAAAGCCTTCAAAGACTCATCTTCGTTAAACAAACGAACCTTACGCAAGAATTGTGGGTCTTGCTTCAAAGCATCATCAATCAATGCTTGCCATGTTGGATTGTTAATAGATGCTGTTATGTCTGCAACACTTGCACCTTCTGGAGCATTGCGAAGAGCGGTAAGAACAGTAGGCAAATCTTTACCCAATGACAACTTAGCCAAACTAGCCGCTTTTTGAGCAGGAGCATTAGCTAAGTCAACCACCTTACCAACACCTTTGGCAAGCAATGGAGCGAGAACTCGTCCACCAGCCTCATAGGTAGCACCCTCAAGGATATTCTTAACTGGCTCAGTTTTAGCCTCTTCAGGAGTCATTCCACCAAGATAGATGTCACCTAGTTTAAGAGCTTCTTTAGCCATTCCATAACCAAGACCTGCACCACCAACAATACCAGCAGGGCCGAGTGGAGTGCCTAGAAGACCACCGCCAACAGCACCTAAAGCCTCAACAGTAGGAGCAACTGCTGGTTTGGCAATATTGCGATATAACAACTCACTTAAGCTAAGATTCTTTTCATTCTTAGCCGAAGGTACTGGCTTACCATAGCCTGGTATTTGCTCTGCTTTAGGAGCAGGATATCGTGCTGCCAAACGAGAAGTTTCATCTGAAACTTCCTCTTTGATTCCTAAATATTTATTAGGGTCAAAATCTGTCGTTGTTTTAGCAAGATATGCGTCAGGATCAAAGGTTGCCATCTTATTTAACTCCTAAACGATTCTTGATTTGAGCCGCACGAGGGTCTTTGGGGTTGCTATTTGCCCAGTTTAACGCTTGTTCATCTTCAGAACTCATGCTCTTTTTGGGTTGTTCAGCTTTGTATGAGTATGTCATATCGTAGGCTTCTTTCAAACGTGTTTTAGAGCCTTGAATGTCACCAATTGCTTGGTTAAGAGCCTCTTGAACATCCTTAACATCTTGTCTACGATCAATAGCACCAAACGAGGCGGTAAGCTGTTTACCCTCTTGGTTAGACACATTACCCAAAGCACCACCAGTCTTAGAGGCATCACGCAAGTCTTGCAAGGCTTGGAAACCACCTTTTGCAACAATCTTGTCGTACAAGGCTTGAGCGGCACGACCATTGGCTGTAATGCCAGGCAAACGACCTGCAGCAAAACCTGTGATTTCTGGAAGACCAGGGTGATCACGCAACTTCTCAATGTCTTTGACGAATGAGTCAGATTTAGTTTCAAAACTTTTGATTGCAGAAGTAGCCTGTGGGAATGAGGCTTCACGCTTTTGCAACTCTTTTGAACTCAAAGGCTGTTCAGATTGAGATTGTTTAAATGACTGAGCCATTTGTGCAATATCTCTACGAGCATCTGCTTGCATTTGAGCAATTTGTACTCGTGTTGCACCTGCTTCACGAGCCGCATCAATTCGAGCGTCAGCAGCCACTTTAGCCGCATCAACTCGTGCCTGATTAGCCAATTGTCTGTCAGCAGAACCTTGCAAAGAAGCCAAAACTTTATCTGGTGAACCATATTTAGTCACCACACTAAGAATCTGCTCTTGTGTTGCATCAGGGCCAAGTTTTGACAACTCATCACGCAATTGCTCTTCTTGTCTGACAGATAATTGAGTCTTAGACGCAGTTGCCAAAGATGATTGTTCTGCGGCTTTTCTTTGTTGAACAAGAGCCATCTCACTCTGCGCTTGACGAGCATACTGAGCCAAAGACATAGCACCTTGTTGGTCGCCTGCTTGTGCCAACATCTGAGCGCCCTTCATAATCGACTCAGGATCAGTCTGGTCAATCTGTTGAGCAATAGCATTACGAGTGCTAATTAGACGCAACTGAGGGTCTTCTGCACCCAAAGCGCCACCAATAGCCCTACCAAGACCTTGAGTGCCTGCATAAATAAGAGCTTGACCACGAGCCTCTGGACTCATTTGAGCCAACTGAGCGCCTTCGCTTAAAGCAGAAACACGCTGTTGTTGACCATACATTTCAGGCGTTAAACCAAATAAACCTTCAACTATAGTTGCCATGATTGATCCTTAAGTTCCGTAAACATTAGTGCCACTAAAAGTTATTGGTAGCGGTGCTGTATAGTTTGAAGCCGTAGGAAGATTGGCGGGAGGCGGTTCGTACAGTCTATTTCCTAAAGCCATAGCAGGTTGCTCAATCATCCCACCAATAGCACTACCCAATAGTCCAGAAGAACCTAAACCACTTAATGCTGTTGCATAAGGATTATTAGTTGCCGCTGCTCCTGTAGCCAATGCTACGCTTTGACCTGCACCACGAAGACCTAATTCTCCTGCTCTTGCACCTGCTTGAGAACTAATTTGACCAAGGTTAATACCCATCGTCAAAGGCTGTTGTCCTGCAGTCTCCAAAGCTTGAATCTGATTCAAAGCATTTGTATATGGAGAGTAAGCTGCTTGCTGACCACCATAATACTGACCCATAGTCTGCGCACCAGTACCCAAGAGTCCCGCACCAAACAACACATTCTGTTGTCCAGCTTGTTGAGCATTAGCCGCCAACAAAGCTTCTTGTTGCGCACGAGCATTGAACAAAGCCTGTAATTCAGGAGTTGTAGCACCCAAATTACCACCTTGAGCAACAGAAAGACCCGCACGACCTTGTTGTTGCAGTTTATTCTGCAAGTTAGCCAATTCCAACTCACGACCAGGTTGCAATAAAGACATCTGGCTCTTCAAATAATCTTGAGCAACTTGTTCTGGAGATTTAGCCAAATATTGATTGCCAAGGTTAAACAAACTCTGAGCGCCTGTCTGCAATGGCTCAAAAGCTTTCTGAGCGCCTTCAGCTTGTGTCAAACCTGCTTCTGCAAGCTTCACAAAACGATCCTGAGCCGCTTTAGCTTCAGGACTTAGTGTGTATGCTGCGCTTGTCAGTTGACCTGTTGTAGGGTCAACCTTGAACTCAGAAGTGCCAAATCGAGTAGTCATGCCAACAGGTTTGAACTGAGCAGCGGCTTTGGCGGCAGTAGTTTCAGCATCAATCTTTGCTTGGGCGGCTTGAGCGGCTTCTTTAGAAGTCTGACTCTGCATAATGCCACCAGCAGTTGTCAAACCACTAGAAATTAGATTGCCGACAGTACCCCCTGCCGCTTTAGCCGCAGCAGTAAGAAGACCTGTCCCTGCCGCACCTGCCGCACCACCAACACCAGTTGTTAGTCCACCAACAGCAGTACCAAGACCACCACCTAGACCTGCACCACCAGTAATTCCTGCTCCTGTGCCTGCCGCACCTAAACCTGCACCACCAGTAGTCAAACCAACACCGCCAGCACCTGCTGTAAGACCTGTGCCACCACCCATGCCTGTAACTGCAGGAGTTGCACTTGTTAGTAAACCTCCACCACCTGCTGCCGCACCACCTGTTAAATTGGTCAATGTAGGTACAGCCGCACCAGTAGCCAAAGCATTTGCAAGGCTTGTAGCACCCGCAGTACCACCCGCCCCACCCAATGCAAGATCAAGTTGAGCAAGTTCAGCAGTTGTTAATCCCGCTGTACCGCCTAATGCACCACCAGTTCCCAATAAACCACCAGCAGCCGCACCACCTAAAGCGGCTAGAACTACAGGGTCTTTAAAAGCATCTACCAAGCCACCAAAGAATGATTGATCTTCTTTAGTTTTTATCGTGTTTACAAACTCGCCAGTAGGACTTAAAACTTGAACGTCTGAACCAACAGGGGCTTTGTAGTTAACATCGCCCGTAGTTTTTTCAACGTAAATGTTTTCAATACCAACAACTTGCCGATCTTCTCCAGAACCTCGAACCTCATATTGAGGCGCAATGCGAGTATCTCCAAGAGTAACTGACATACCCTCTGGGATTGTTGCTGCCACCCTAGATACAACCTCACCCTCTGGTAAACCAACAGCTTGAGCCATTTGAGTTGGCGAGATACCATATTGCTCCATGGCCGCAACAATCTGGGCATCTGTCATGCCTGGATTAGCGGTTAAGAAATCCACAATTTGTTGACTTGTTACGGCCATATTCTTTACTCCGATTCTAAGGACTCTTTGAGCATTTTAAAGAATGCCTCACGTCCGACTTGCATTTGATCTAAATTAAACCTAGTTGAGTCAAGTTTACGATCTAAGTCTGCAACATGATTAACCATCATTTGTTGCTCTTTAGTCATGTCTTCATACTTGTACTCAACACCATCTATCGTCACAGGGGTTGTTTTTTTCTCGCCCATGAGTTTCTCCTAATGTGCCACTAAGTTCAGGTAGTGGCTTCCTGTTTTACCAAGGTGTGCCAGTAGCCGTCACAGGATTCTTCTGCAAAGCAATATTAGCTGCCAGAGCATCTTCTGTGGCTTGTTTATCAACTGATTCCCATACCCAGTTCAATACTTCTGCTTCAGTTACTGAGGCATAAGGGATTGTGGGTGTTCCTGCTTGCCAAGATACTGTGGAGTAGATGGAAGCCGTGTAGTCTCCATCAACCGCAGTTGCAGTCCAATGTGCGCAAAAAATGAACCCATTTGAGGTTTCGTAATCAGTTTGGGTTACTACCCAGTTATAAGTCGTAGTCATAATTTACCTTTCAAAATTGTTTTGCAAATTTGCCATGATGTAATGCTCTTGCTTCGTCAGCAACCAAACCCGCAAGTTCTAGGTCTTTGAAGTAACCAATAATCTTGGATTTACCATGTGTCATCACACGCACTATCCATGATTTACTATGCTTGTGCCAGTTAACTCCACGATAACCACTCTTATTGTTTTTACACATACTGGCATTAAAGTTGTTTTCACTGCGAGTAGCCGCTCTTAAATTCTCAATACGATTGTCGTTGCGAACATTGTTGATATGGTCAATGAAATCAGGCATATAACCATGATGAAACATAAATATCAAACGATGTGCTTTATGACTTTTCCCCATCCAAGTGATATGTTGGTATCCAGTTTTGTGAATAGACCCAGCAAGTTGTCCAATTAAATTGGTTTTGTTTGGATTAAATGACTTTTTCCAATACAGATTGCCATCTCTGTATTCAAAATATTCAAATATTAGTTGTTGTGTAATCATGCGACCGCCAATGTAGTTACAGTTCCAGATGAACCACGATACTTTAACGCACCTGATTCAACATACAAAGTGCCGCCAGCAATGTTTCCTGTTGGTGCTGTACCGTTGTAAATCACAATGGCTTTTGCCGCACTTGTTGGGTCAGATGTTCCGCCCAATAACAAATTACCAACTGCCGACAAAGCTAATGCCTGAGTAAGAGATGCTGTGTTACCTGCCGTGCCAGAGGGTGCGTTAAACCACTGGTGTTTACCGCTGGCTTGGTTATAAAGCGTTGCAAAACCATCAGCAATGTAAGTGCCATTGTCACTGCTGTCATAAAAAAAGTTTTGACCTAAATATGTGCCACCAGTTCTGGTAAACAAAGACGCACCATTTGGTAACTGCAATGCGGGTCTGCTTGCACTACTCCAAGCACTCGGAGTAACTCCCAAGCCTAGATTGCCTACGCTGGTAAGGGTTAATTTAGTCCCACCATTTGTGCCAAAGGTCATCTCGTTGCCAGTATGACCATACTCAACCCAACCACGATACGCATCTGCGCCAGAAGTTCCATCAGCAAAGAACAATCGACCAACATCTGAAGTTCCAGAATAAATGGTCATTCCAGTTGAGCCAGAACCGCCACCTACAACAAGGTTATTTGCTCCTGCGTAAAGACTTGATGGATTACTCAGTCCAATACCTACATTGATTCCACTAGCCGTGTAAAGGCTTGAGGATGTGAGGCGCATACCTTCGGTGTTGTTAACTACAAATGCTAAAGGATTATTAAAGTCATTCCCAATAAATGTTGTGCTTGGGGTAAAGCGAACAATAAATCCAGAATTTGTTGAATTATCTGCGTAATAAGCCGTTCCTGTTTCAGCAGTTCTAGCATAAATACGCTGACCCGCAGTTGCTGATACACCAACACCAAGATAACCTGTAGTGCTTAAATTAGCTCCATCAAAAGTAAGCGCAGAGCCACTTGTCAGAACCTTTGAACCATTGAGATAGGTTACTCCATTGGCTGTGCCACCAGAGAGGGTTGGATTGCTTGTTAGGGTCAAACCAGATGAGGTTAGACGCATCCATTCTGCATACGATCCAGAATACCCAGACCATACAAAGTCACCATAACCACTAGAGTTCTGCACAACACCAAATACGTTTTGCATATTGGCATTGTTTTTAAAGTAAATGGAGTTAAAAATTCCAGTAGCAGGAGTTGCGCTGTTCTGGAGAATAAATCCATTTGGATAGGTCGTGTAGTCAGTCGCAGAGTAAGTTGTATCTTTATTGCGATTAGATGTAAGGTGAACACCGCTAAACGATAGAACACTACCAGTAGTCAACTCTTTAGAGCTATTCAAATACGCTACGCCATCAACAGTACCAGCACTAAGCGTCAAAGCACTAGAGGCACTTAACGATGTAAAAGCACCGCTGTACTGTGTTGAAGCACCAACCATTCCATTGATATTGATTGAGGCAGTACCTGTAAGATTAGTTACAGTACCGCTAGAAGGCGTACCTAAAGCACCACCATTGACAACAATAGCGCCTGTATTAGGTGTATTGATAGCCAAAGCAGTTGCTACACCAGTACCAAGTCCTGTAATACCAGTAGACAAAGGCAAACCAGTAGCATTCGTCAAAGTAGCACTAGATGGCGTTCCAAGAGCAGGAGTCACCAAAGTAGGACTATTGGCAAACACCAAAGCACCACTACCTGTTTCATCAGTAACAGCACTAGCCAAATTAGCACTAGAAGGTGTACCCAAGAATGTAGTGATTCCTGTGCCTAAACTTGATAGACCTGTACCACCATTTGCAACAGGCAAAGTGCCAGTAATATCAGAAGTAGATAGACTTACAGCATCCCAAGTAGCATTAGTCCCATCAGTCTGTAGATACTTATTGGCATTACCAGATTGAGAAGGCAAGAGGTTATTCAGAGCAGCAGTAGCTGTAGAAGCACCTGTACCGCCATCAGCAATGGCTAAATCAGTAATACCAGTAATCGTACCGCCAGTAATTGCCGCAGCAGAATTATCTGTCTTAGTCGCAATAGCTGTGGCAATGTTATTGAACTCGGTGTCAATCTCAGTACCCTTGACAATCTTTAAAGGATCACCTGTTGGCAGGTTATCTTTAGTAGCAAAGTTGGTGCTTTTTGTATATTGGCTCATATCATTCTCCGTGTTTCAAATATGCCACTAACATTTCTAATTCTTCAATGGAAGCATAGCCTTTAATTCGATTTGCTTTCCAAGAGATAATTTGAATATTGTCTGGCGTGTAACCTTTTTTTGAATCTATGCGGTCAATACTTGGGCTATTTTCTCTAAAACCTGCACTATTGAATTCTAGTTTCATGCCAAAAATAGGGCAACATCCATCTACAGGAAATATATTTTTAATATCTTCTACTGTAATTGTATGTTCTCTATCTTTATCTTTTGCTCTTTGTTTAGAAGCATTGATAAGCATCTGCAAACGATAGTTGTGATCTTTGCGTCTATTCTTCTGATATTGACGACCATATTCAAGATTTTGCTCATAGTTTTCAACTCTTCGTTTAGATTGGTAAGCTAAATCACAAGCTCGACATTTATATTGCAAACCATCAGGCGCTGCTTTATTTTTTGTGTATTCACTTAACAGTTTATCTATCTTGCACCAACTGCAAACTTTTGAAGTCTTTACAACTTTTAAGACGGCACTCATGATTTATCCTATTTTGCCGTTTTTGGCTAAAAGTTCAATTTTCTGAATCGACAACTGTGTTCCATTGATTGTCGTTTCATAACCAGTCTGGACTACTTTACCAGAGCCAGATGCACTCACAACTAAGGTCTTAATCAAAATACCATTAGAGTACTCAGAAATTCCATATTCAGCAATACCATACTCATAAGTTCCTTGCTCAGGAATGTAGGCATTGTTTGACAAGTAATTAGCAGAGAAATCGAATCCCCACTTGATCGTTACATATTGGTCTGAACCACCAATAACAATGACTTTAATCCGCTTGAGAATCGATATCTGGTCTACATTTCCAAGGTCTGCATGGTTTGTGTAGTACTGAAGACGATAAGTATTAGTATTATCAAGATAGCTTCCATACTTTCCAATGTAACCAGTCTTGCCAATGTACAAATCACCATTACGCAAAGCATAAAGCGACTTAGGTTGCATTGAATCCCATCTTGTCACACGAGCAGCGCCATCAGGCAATTGAGTCTTAGTGTCGAAGCAATAAGCAATGCCCAAAGCAGGCAGAACTAACAGATAAAAAGCATTCTTCTCGGAGTAAACAGACTTAATGTTGTCCAAAGTCTCTACAGATATAGCAGATACCAAGTCAGAACGAACATTCTTAGATAGGTCACGCAATGGGGCAGACTTCTCTTGAATTGTCCTCATCAAAGAGCGAACTCCTGAGTCAGACAAGAAGATTACATCAGTACCAATACTCTGAATTGAATCACGAGCAATACATCCAATAGAGCCTACTGTGTCGCTCAAAACCATTGAGGCAGGAGTAGTAGCCCCCTGATAAACAAGAATCTGTCGTTTACCAAAGATGAATAAGAAGTCATTGTGAGCCGCTAAACCCATGATCTCATCAGCACCATTGGGCCATACACGAGTGACATCCAATGAGCCTGTAGTGCCACCAGACCACACATGACCTGCAATCAAGTCAGAGAAGTAAACAGTAGTCTTATTTGTGCTTGTACTAGCCGCCCATAAGCGACCAAAAGCACTTATACAGATGTTTGCAGATGGAACTGTAGCAACATAGCCAGAACGCTCACTTACTCGTCTATAAGTAGTTGTACTTACAGCAGGGTCAAAGATTAAAGGATCATGTCCCGCTTGGAAGAAATAAGTTACACCATTTAGTGAAGCACAGTGCCAGTTACTAGCAGTAATAGTAGGAGCAGTACCGCCACCACCATAAGTCAGCTCAGTAACAGCATTAGCTGTTCCAAGCTTAAATAACTTGTTGTTACCAGCAAACAGTACAGTCAATGTGCCATCAATCTGTACTAATTCATGGATAACAGTTACATCATTGTTACCAAGTGTGCCAGATGAAGGGTTGACTAATGTATAGCCTTTACGAGCGCCAATGCGACCATATTGGTCAATCACACAATTGGTTGCTACCAAAGCAAAGCCAGAAGACAAATCCAATGGAGAGTCTTGTGTATTCAGCCCATAGAAGCCTGGTGCTGAAACGCTGTTACTTTGAAGTACTCCAGACATTAGACTGCCTCAAACATTGATTCTTCAGGATAGCGAGTACTTTCAGTAGCAATCGCATCACTCAACATTGCTTTGTAAAGAGCATACGCTTCTGAACTATTTGTTCCACCATCTTCACCACGCTCAACCAAGGCACGAGCATAAGCACTCTGTGTCACCAAGTAATCAAATACTTTTACTGTCGTGCTATCAGAAGACAATGCAGCTTGAGGAACAATTACATCAAACAAGATTGTGTATGTGCCATCAGGAATTGGGTACAAGTCTAGTTTTGTGTCGCCACTAGAATCAACGCCATTGAAGCAGTATTCAGATGGAATTCCTTGAACAGGAGTCACAAAGTTCAACTTACGATTCATGCTCGTAAAAGGAATATCACCCATCACAACATTGCTAGTTGTATTGAGAGCATCCATCACACGGAACTTTTGACCAACACCAGTCAAAGCATAAGAATGTGTGCCACCAGTAGTTGTGATTGTTACTGTTTGTGACAAACAATTCCATGTGTAAGAATCTTCGATCTGACGCTTTGCATCATTGACAAACTTGCCAATCAATGCGGAATAAGTTGTTTCTGATACTGTAGCAACAGTAGTCTCACGCATTCTTGTGAGTACATCATTAACTAATTCAAGGTAGGTCATACTCGTTGCGCTCCATATAACTCAAATGTACCAAGTACAGAGAATGTGCTACCTGACTCAGTAGTGACTCGGAATTGGTCGCCCTCTTCCATGACAATGTAAGCACCACCATCAAACTTCAAATACTCTTTAGAACTCATGTTGTAAGAACTCAGAATATCGTAAGAAGTTGCGGCACTTGAGTCGTACCATTGAGCAGTAATTGATTTAGTCGAGCCTGTTGTATTGTGAAGGTACATTAGGTTGAAGAGAGCATAATATCCAGTCGGTACTGTATAAACAGTAGTCAACGTTGCCGCTGTTGGCGTTGCTGCGACTGAAATTGGTCTCACTTCTTATTCCTCTTAGAGATCGCTGCGGCTTTTGCTTTAGCGTCTTCCTTGGACGATGCGCCCCAAGCTCTAAGAGAAAGTAAAAGTCGGGTAGGCTTTCCATCTTTCATCTCAGCGCCAGGCATATTGCCCATTCGTGCTAAAAAGGATGCCCTACGA